GGACGATGCCCTTTGTGGCACTAAAGTCCCCTCCTCGCAGTAGAATGCGAGGTGACACGATATGTACGTGTCCTCTTCAGACACTTTGAAAATGGTCTGAAGATTGTCGATCTGCGTCGACAATTGATGAACTGATGCACTAAGTGCTATTTCATCATCGCCTACAAGTGAGTATACCTGTAGGCGGCTCATGCGGCATATCGCATCATGAGCGATGGTGAGGATGACCTTCGTCATCATATCTCCCATCATCCAGCCTCTTTGTCTGGATACCAACTGGTAGTTACCAGTTTGGTCAGGAACGAAGAAAAATCGTTTCCCGTTGTACAGGGTCTTTCCCAGTACAGCCAGTGCACGAGGAAAACCCTCGTGTACCGATGACAGTTTTATCAAGAACTGCCATATCTGGCTGCTCACAGCCAGATTTCCGAAGTCAGTCGCTTCGGAAAGATCTGTGCTTAGCGCATAGATCGTAGCACCTTCCGGTAGGTGCTGCCATTCCGCTGATTGCGGATTGAGGACTTTCTGTACGAACCGCCACAAGTGGCGGTCCGCTTTAAGTCCCGACTTTACATGCTTGTGCTGTAAAGTAGCCTGGTACATGTGTGCCAGGACGCCCATTATAACTTGATAGGCGTAAGGCGCGACGGTTATCGTGCGCGCCTTCGAGGGTTCAACTACGGCGTGAACCCTCACACACCTCACATAAGTGGGGTGGTGCAGGACTGTTTGTACAGCCCAGCTCAGAACATCCATGGGTGTCCTGACGGGCCGAGGCTCTATCGCCGTCGGCTCCAGCGTTTCCATATTGTAAGTGAAACGCAGGACACGCTTCTTAGCAAGCGTGTCTCGGAGGAAAGCAGTTTTCCCCCCCTTGCCCCGAGAACTCTCGAGACAAGCAGTTGTGCCTACGGACACAACCGCGTTAACACCCATGGTGTTAACGGCCATCCTGGTAGCGTCCAGGAGGTACGGCTCAGGAATCAAAACCCTCTCAGAGGGTTCCTGGACCGTTCTCTTGAATTTCTCAAGAGAATTGCGGATCATCACATGATCCGCCATGCCCGTCGCCCTGGTTTGACACCAGGTCAAGACGTAGCGTCCCAGCTCAGCTGGTGACTCGAACCCTACCTTTGATCGGTAGAGATCGTAGTATGGCACCATATGCGCCATAGGCCGATAGGAGTCTATCCTACCGGTGAGGGCAAACGATTTTCGCATGCCCTTCTTCAGACTTTTAAAGTCTGATTGAAACTGTGCGTAGTTATTCGCACAGTTCTCTAACGCCCAGCGCGTTAGACGATCAACCTGAGCTTCGCTCGGGTTGTCTGCCGTACAATAGTACGCCAGCACCGCTGCTGTGGCGGTGTGGAACCAAG